TGTTTCCCTAATGGGTCACGACCTCTTGCACTTCCGTCTTTCCCATAATGTGGCATCTCTTTAGGTCTACCTGCTCCTTCCCAACCGCCTTCGGGAGAACCACCTTCTGGTCCTAGTTCTTCAGTTCCAGTTCTACTAGCTAGTTCTTCTTCACCTTGTTGTTGTGAGTCTTCTGCGGCTTGTTTAGGGTCAGTACCATCTGCCTTGATTGAATCTAATCTAAATTCTTTTTTCTTGTCTTCTACAAGTTGTTCTTCAAATTCACCTATCTCGTCATCTGAAAATCCGAAGACTTGTTTATACGCCCAATCTTTAGATGTTACTGAATTTTCTGATGTTAAATCATTGAACACTTGAATTCGTTGTCCTAACAACTCTAATTTTTCTTGTTCATAGATTTTGGATGGATTTGTTAATTCTATTTCAAAATCAACTAAATCAGCATCAGTATATCCTTGTGCGTATAAGTGAACGATACCAATCTTGGTTAATTCACTAACCAATATTCTTTGTATTCTTTCAATAGTTCTTGCGAAACGAACATCTTCTGCAGCTAGTGTAGCTTTAGATTCAGTTGCTTTCTCTGCATATCCATAGAAAGGCTGTGGTATCTTTAATGAAGCTAATAATTTGTTTCTTAAATATTCAATATCATCTGTTGTTTGATATTCTAATCCAGCAAGATTTTCTATCTTTGTTCCACTATCCCCACCACGAACTGGTAAGAAGAAATCTTCTGTAATATTTTGTATATTATATTTTAAGTTATATTGTCCATTGTCATCTATCACTGGTGCTTTCTTCATTTGTCCAACTATTTTTTGCATATATTGGTCAACTTCTGCAGGTGGTATATTACCAATGTCAATATTAAATATTCTTTTTTCTGGAGCTCTCATAATTCTATGGATTAACATAGCGTCTTCCATAAGTGATAATTGTTTCCATACTTTACGACCACCTTCTAACATTGAACGACCATAAGGTAAGAAGTTTGAATCGGAAATCATTCTAAAGTGAGCTATTTCATAATTTTCAAATTCGGTTTTTGCACCTTGATTTGTTTGTCTTGCATCTCCACTCTCTAATACAAACCTTGTGTAATAAGGATTTTCTGGGTCTTCACCCTCTATTCTATTTACATCATAACTTGATAAAGGTTCAACATTGGTAATACCAAACTTTTCACTAATATCTAATTTCAAAAAGAAATCACCATATTTACATAAATTTCTTGTCCAGGGATATAAATTAAATTCAATATTTAAAATATCATAATATAAATTATGTAATATGTCGTGTATCTGATGATTGTCAGACTTAATAGTAATAATATTACCATACTCTGATTTCAATGTTGTTTCGTCTGCATAAATATCTAAGGCGGATGCTACTAGTGGGTCTGAATCCATTGCTTCATAATCTCTAAATAATCCCAATCTCATTGTCTTCTGATACAATGATTGGTTATACCCACTCATTCCATGCGGACTTTTATATAAACGGGAATACCTATCGACTAAATCTCTCCCTGACACAGCTTGCACTTGTTGTGTATCTGCTATTTTTAATTGTTTTCCACCAACATTTCTTACAATTACATTTGTAGAAAATAGTCGTTGTAGTCTACTGAATAAATCTCTATCAGCCATTTTTTTAATCCTCTTATTTAATTAACCAAGTTAAGTCTTCTTTTTCCCCTTTTACATCCATTTCCCAAGAATCATTCTTATCTAGGTTTTGTTTGTAAACAGCTGGGTTTTGTGATATACCACTTATTGCTCGTTTAGAAAGTTCTACACCTTCACTTCTCAATCTTAGTGCTGTATCTCTAACCCAAAGGGCTATTGCGAAAGACATAACGAGGTCATCATTGTATCCTCGCATTGCTTCCGCTCTATTTCCACTGTAAATAAATACAAACAACTCATCAATTAATCTGTTAGAATGAACCACTACTGATTCTTCTCTGAACATTTCCTCTAACTTTGCAATGATTAAAGGTCTTGTCTTTGATGTTGTTGAGAATCCAGGAACCATATTTCGTTCTTGAGCTCTGTATTTATTTGTCATTTGATGTTGAACATCAACATATTGCAAATCTTTACTTGTATAAAACAAGTTTGGGTATTCTCTATCAATGACTTGTTGAATTGCTGCCCAACCAATATTGTTGTTTTCCACAACCAACAAAGCATTGTTATACTCACTAGCTACATTAACTAGCATATTTCCAAAATCTTGTGTAGAGATTTTACCTTTATATTCAGCTACTTGTTCCAAAGATTCTACATCTATAATATGGAACGCTGAATAATCTGTTCCGTCACCTCTACTAACGTCTGCACTCACCACATAATTCTTTGTATAGTTTGGTGGCTCCCATATCCAATAGTTAGAATCTATACCTCTCTTTTCCATTGGTTCTCTTATACTACTTTCTTTCATTTTTTCTAGTAGTATACCATCAATAACACCACGACCAGAAGTGATGAAGTCACAATCACATTCTTGAGCTGCTAGTGAAGGCCCTAATAATTTATCTTGGTCATCTCTCCAATCTTGTTCTCTATCTGGGTGAACTGACCAATGTAATTTAATAAAATTAAAATCATTTGTTCCATCTTCAGCACCTATCCAAGTTTTGTGGAAAAAATTACCAACACCATTTGGTGTAGAGATAATTAAAGCTCTACCACCAGTCGCTAGTGTTTGTTGTGAAGCTCCCCATATTGTATCAATTTTATCAATAAAGGCTGCCTCATCTATAATCAGTAGTGACAATGCTTCTGAACGACCTGATTCCTCAGAACTCGCTACAGCTTTAATTTGAGAACCATTCTTATATCTTAACGATAATTTATTATCCTCAACACAAGGTTGTTTTAACCAACCTGGTAAGTTAGCATGCATCACTCTAACTTTCGTTACTAAATTCTTTGCTGTTTCTTGTTTTGTAGCGATAACCAAGATATTCTTATCTTGTTGAAATGTCATCATCCACAACGCATATCCAGCGGTTAATGTTGATAAACCCAATTGACGAGCTTTTAACACAATATTATAATCGTGTTTCATAAAAGATTTTAATGACTTTTCCTGAAAGTCGTATAAGTTAAAATTAACTTTACCTCTAACAGGGTGTTGGATTATTCCATATTTTCCCAAAAAATAAGTTGGGTCTTGTGCACACTTAGCATATTCTCTTTTAATAGCTTCTTTTAATTGTTTTTTGTTATCTTCCATTAATTAACTATTTCACCAGCTAGTTTTATAGAAGTAGAAGTTGCAATTACACCAAATGTAAAATACAACCATTTATTCTCATACCACTTTGGTTTTATGAGTTTAATCTGTTTCTCATATAAAACTTCACGGTCTTTTAATATATTTACTTGTTGAGTTTTAAAAGAAAGTAACATAGAATCAATCTGTGTTTGATTCTCAAACTTCTTTATCAACTCGTCATAGATACCCAATTGTTCTGTTTGGTTCTCTACGGTTGTCTGTAAATCTTTTACCTTGTTACCCATATTAACCACTTCTTCTTCACTAAAGGTATAAACCTTATCTTGTGAAAATAGTAGGCCAAACATAGTCAACATTAATATTAACTTTTTCATACTAATTACCTTTATTTACTAAAATCTTTTAAAAAATCTGCAGCTTTATCAGAATCACCCTTATCAAAAGTCTTTACCATTTCTGTTGTTTTCTTTTTAGAAATAGTAAGTTTTCTTTTTAAAGAAGTAATTTCTTTCTTATTTTTAGTCTTGTTTTTTTCAAGTTTGGTGATTTTAGATGCAACATCTTTTTCATCTTTTTTGGATTCATCAATTTTACCTTCGAGTTCTTTTAACTCTTTAGATTTTTTTGCACCCATAAAAGCACCTACGATTGTTCCGATAACGGCTAACATTCCAAGTAGTTTTTTAAACATTTTTTTTTCTCCTTACCTATAAATAGTTAGTTATATGTTTTCTTTCATTTTTTTCAAGTCTTTTATAGCATCATCAGCGAGTTTATTTAAAGCTTTTTCACTAACTTGCGATTTCTCAATTCTTACCTCTGGATTTTTAATACCGACATTATAAATTTGGTCGGCTGGTCTTTCGTGTCTCCACTCCTCGATACCTACTATCATATCTTCAACCCAGGCTTTTTGATTGTTTTTTGCTCTACCATTTGCCCACTCATCATACTTTCCTTCAAGTCGTAATTTGTGTTCAAAGTCTAACTGACAATTCCAACAATGTCCAAATAATCTCCAAAACTTATCATCAAGTTTCTTCTTCATTGTTTTTTTACATCCTTTACAAAACAAAGGCATTCTAACTTCAGACATAATGTCTGTTAGTTCTGATTTTATATCACCCTTTTCTTTTTCCTTTGGTGTGTAACCTACCATAGACCTTTTTTCTACATCTTGTCCTTTTAATAAATTACCTAATGCTTTATTTTGTCTTTCTGCTTCTTTTGAATATCCTGCCATAATTAAAAACTCACCAACCCTAATATTTGATTTACAGGGGCGAACGCACCAGTAAATTTATAGGTTTTTCCGTTATATTTAAATACTATTCCTTCAACTGGAACTATTTTTTTTAGTCCACCAATTGAATTTAATTTTTCTAATTGTTGTTTTAAGGTTTTCATCTTTTTAATATCACCACCAGCTCTAACTTTATTAGATGCTTTTAAAATATCATTTCTAATCTTTTCTACAGCTTTCGTTGGGTTAGCTGCAATAAAGTTTGATAAATTTTCTAGTATATCTGCTCCTACTGAAAAGAAAATCTTTTCAAATGGTAACATATTTTTCTTAACCATATTTTTGTGGTCTACCTTGTCTGTGTTCATAACCCAATTTAAAAATTCAGGTTGTCTTTTTAAGTCTTTTTTAATATTTGGTATCTTATATGACTTATCAAAGAATGCCCATCTTTTAGTTAATTTTTTTAAAATTGTTTTAGGCATTGTATAACCAAATTGTTTTCCTGCATTATAAATATAATTTTCCCAATATAATTGATGATATTTACCTAATGTATCTGTATCTTTCAATCCATATTGAGATTGTAACTTATTTACTCTCTTATAATAAATATCAACTTTTTTCCCAAAATCAATTTTTTTTGGTAAAGTCAGAACTTTTGGTTTTATTATCTTAAAATGTTTTCCAATATCTTGATTTACTTGTTTAATCATACCTTGTAACATTCTACCTGAACCTTTTACTTCACCTACAGCATTACCATTTTTATCATATCGTAGAGAATTGTGAAATTGTAATATTTGTTTATCATAATCTATTACATTTGATGAGGCTGGATAGATAATTTCTAAATTCATAAAGATTTCACCATTTTTAAAAACTTTATCTTTTTGTTTATCACTTAAACCATTTATTGCTCTTGATAAATCTTTCATAGCAAATACAAACGCATCTCTAATATCACCACGACCACTAAACTTTTTCGCTACTGCATTAATATCAAGTGCATTTTGTCCACGATTTTTAATTTGTCCTTTATTTCTTGCTGCTAAAACTTTTCCGTCACGATAAGTAATCATTAAATTTTGTCCGTCTGTTTTTT